GTAGATGTTCTATATACCGATGCTTCATTTCTAGTATAAAAATCACCATATTGTTGATAAGTTTGGTCGCCAGTATCTTCTGGTGTATGCCTTCCATATACTTTAGGAGTAATAACTCCAAGCCATTTTGTTGCATTATTAGCTGTTCTTGAAGCATCTCCAATACGTACTGCTCCATTAGCATAATAAAATACTGGTGTTGCAACAGTATTTCCTGTTACAGATAAATCAATATCTTCACTTCCATCAGCTTCTGTCCAGTCTAAATTAGAACCTTCTTTTTGAAAAATAGTTATATGGTTATTATCAGTATTATTATATAAAAGAAAGAAATTAGATGAACCAGCAATAGCAGAAGTACCATCTAAAAATGCACCAGCACCACTTAACATTTTATAATCAGCAGCAAAATGAAACAATCCATAACCAGCATTATCAGTAGCTCTAGCTTCATGTTGCCCTCCACTCTCAGTAGACTCATGCTCTACAAAACTACCTAATTGTATAAGACGTCCTATACTGCTCAAAGATATATCAACCATATCAACACATTCACTAGTTTGAATATCTCTAGGGTCTGCCCCTATATTAATCCCTCCATGAAATTGGTCTATTTTATGTGCTCTTTTAGGCATTTCTACTATCCTTAAATAGACGTGTTATTATATCAATTAATGTTTGATATGATTTAACAATACCACGCTGTTCTATCTGCATCTTCTTTTGTTGGTTAATTAATGTTATAACTATTCCCTCCAACCTTTCAAACCGCTCTTTCAAATCCTGAGTTAAATCTTTTTGAATATATTGATTCTGTTTCCATATAAAATAACCAAAGGCTACAGCCACCGCTATAGGTACTCCGAATTTTTCTATTAGTTCTATTGGGTTCATTACTCATAATCTTCGTAATTTTCAAATGATGCTGCTTTAATTAAAATATCTATATTTTTTGGAGTATTCATTACATCAGGCAACTTATTCATCTTATAATAATCACTATGCAATTGAGATACTTGAGGAGATGTTAAACCTTCCTGTGTAGCCATCATATCAACCCATTGTGGAGGAGATAATTGATATGGATTAGTTTTTCCTAACCACTGATACTGATTAGGATTTAAATCCCCTTGTGGAAGCATTTCCCTCATACGTTCAACAGCATGTACATATTCCAACGTAGGAAACATATTTTCTACTTCTTGATACAAAGCTTCTTGTTGAGCTTTTTTCTGTTTACCTTGACCAGATACCCACTTTAATAATCCCATAACGTTCCTTCTTAACTTATAATATTAATAAACATCTCTTTCTTCTCCAGGAGGCATATACCACGGATACATTTCTTCATCTACCCCAGGCCTAGGTGTTATTCCTATCCCACCAGGTATTTGACCTGGAACTTGTGCTTGAGGACTACTCTGCAGACCCTTCATCCATGGTGTCCTTTTATCGCCCATTAATAACTTCATTAGATACCCTAATAAGCCACCACTAACACCTATATTACCTATTCCTGTTGATGCTTCAAGACCTGTTGTATCAGTTTGAGCCTTATATGCATTCATTCGGTCTTCGTACATTTTTTGTTGATGCATTTGTAGTAATAAAGCTTCTCTGTTCCCTCTTGGATTTGTTGCCATAATTTACCCCTTTAATAATTCACCCCATAATGAGGCTTTTCCGTCTATAATTTGTATTATATGAACAGTAAATCTACCACCCGTATAATAATCTACTACAGCAAAGGCATGTGCCCATTTATGCTGTCTTCCACCTAGCCATTTATTTTGCTCACTACTCATATCTTTTAAGCAACCTAAACTCCAGGCTGATTTTGGTCCATCCATATGTGTCACTGTATCCTGCTGTAAACTATGCCAATGACCATATATAATATTACAACCAAGTTTTCTAAGGTGATTTGCAGTATGATATTGTCCACCAAAATGATGTCCATGATAATAATACAACTTACCTATTTTTAAATACTTACCAGGAGCGTGATATTTATAACCACGTTCTTTAAATTTCCCAGCTTTTTCAAAAGACATCTCAAGATATGGATGTTCATCATTAAAAAAATCAAGCCACTCATCGTGATTACCAGCACATATATGCTTAGTTTTCACATTTACCTTGTCTAACGATTCATCAATATCATCAAGCAAATGATTAATTGCCTTAATATCTTTCTTCACCTTTGGTAGTATAAATTCTAAAGGTGGTTTTTTCTTCCTTTTCCACTGCCAATGTGAACAACTACCAAACTCACCTAAATCACCTAAATCAACGTATATATCTGGTTTTACTATTTCAATCGCTTGTTTAACTATGCTGATTGCTTTTTTATCGTGTAAAGGTGCATGTTTATCAGGCGTAACTATTGCACGCTTGACAACACCTTTGTCGCTACTAGCCATATCAAAAAACTCCTAACTGAATAGGTCCCTATCTAAGTATCCCCAATCAAGAGGGGACGTCCAAAGACCCATCGCATTAGCAAGTAAAACTTCTGTTTTACTGCGTGAGAACTTCAGAAAGAGGGCGTCACATTTAAGACACCCCCATAAAATCGGTTCATCGGTTGCTCCCAATACCTCTATTGCATGTATATGAGAAGATTTACAATGAAGACATTTTTTTGGCTTACTTTTAAATGATTCTTCATTATCCACCCCAATTTTTTCAACCACGCTATCAGCATGATTATCTACAACAAGGTCCTCTAATATTATCATATTACTAAACACCAAGACTTTTTTTAACACTAGTCCATAACTTATTATCTAAGTTATTTTTAGTACTATTAACAAGATAATCTCCTAATACACCGACAATTTTCTTAATTATAGATTCTGTTAATATATTCTTCATTATAAATGCAACTATTTGACTCATCATACTCCTTTTTTTATCTCTTTATAAATTTTAATCAATAAATGTACAGCAGTTAGTACTCCAACTGTGATTGCAACTATTTCAGGTAACCATCCTGTCATAATCACGCCTGCAGAACTTGTTCCTATTAATGTTGTCTTTAATGTATCCCCCATAGTTTATTTCCTTTTTTTATGTTAATGAGACCCAAGTGTCATTAATACTCATCCATGTATATTTTAAGAATTGATTATCAATAACAGTATCACCTCTATCTATTTGAATTAAATCTTCCCAATTACCATCTAAGGTAGCTAAAGATTCAGTTAAGACCCCATGGTCTGTTGTATTAGGCATACTTTGAGGTAAATATTGTTGCCAAGCTTTATTCCATTCTACCGTTGTACTCCAATCATTATCTAACAAAACCACCCTACCCCAAGTATAATCACTTAAAGCTTCCCAGTAAAGAGTAGATGTATCAATAGAGGTGTCATCATCTACACTATCACGTAGATTTTTAAAAATATTCTTCTCATAATAATCTTCAGTTTTCCATCCCTCTGAAAGATTAATATCATAAACATCTGATGGAAATTTAAGAGTTATATCTGCCCAATTATCTGTAATATCTCCAAAATTAGATACAAGATATAATGCTCTACTTAAAGAAGATAATCTTTGTTCTTTGACAAAAGCCATTAAAAATGTGTCTGCACTATATTACCAACACTAATATAATTTGACCTAGCAAATTTTCTTCCTTCTGATATTGCATCTTTATATTTAGTAAAGAATAATTTATGAGCCTCTATATTCATTCCACCACCTACAGCATAACCATCAGAAATCACTTTATAAGATAAACCCTCTCTAAATTGTAATGGTAAATCAGATTCTTGTTCTAAGTCATCGCCAAAATCAGTCCCTTGAGAAATTGCATATATTCTCACTTCTTTGACTTCAGAAATTGATTGATAATCACTTGTTTTACCATCACGTGTAATAGCATTAGTAGCTTTTTCTACTAAAGCAAGTCTACCATTATTAACATACCAATATCTATCATTTGAAGATGATGACCCAGCAGTTAAACCTTCACTTCCATCAAACTCATCGTCATCAATAATAGGATTTCCTTGTAAACGTGGTATCTCCACATCATTAATTTGTATAGACAGAATCTTAAGTATATTATCATTTAAATTATAATATCTATGCCCTGCTATAGAATTTTGAACATATGTTTCTTTAATAAGTTCAGTACGTGCACAATAATCATTCTGGGCTCTATTTAAAGCTTTACGTATTTCAATATGTCCCATACGAGGATGATGCTGTTGTACTAATTCTATTAATTCAAGTTGTTTCATTTATATCCTTATTGGAATATTCCTATTGCTATTAAATCTGTAATGACTTGCCCTAATACGTCTGCTACTTCTGCATCGCTTGTAGAATCGCAATCTAATGCTCTATCCGTACTTAAATTACTAATAGTATAATTAGGTGCTGCAGCTACACTTTGACCATTACAAGCAAATTGCCCTGTAATAGTTAAATTGTCACCTACTGTTACTTCAGATGTTGCATGTCCAATCGTAATTGGCATACTATTAGTATTGGTTCCAATAGTCACTCCATTAGATGTATTAGCATTATCTATAGCACAAGTTGTAGTAGCATTAACATCAAAAGCACTACCATCCATTGTAAATGTACCATCGATATCTGTATCATCTAAATTTGAAGTACCCTCTACATCTAAATCTCCATTAAAATCTACATTACCAGTAACCTCTAATGTTCCTGTAGACTTTATTCCAGCACTAGATATTTGCAATGCAAATGTATTAACTCCATTACCATCTGTTAAAGGAACTAACGTAGTAGTATCGCCACCCCCAGATGGAAGGGTTAATAACCTATCAAAAGTTGATGCTATACTTAATCCTGTTAAATCTGACATTTTAAACCTTCCTTATTTTGTTTCAGTAGGTTGCTCCAACATTTGTAATACTTCTAAAGCACCTTG